ATTGAAACACTTAAACCCGTATCTACAAAAGCAGTTTCAGCTGGTGATGTTGTTGTAAATGTATCTGTTTTATTAGATGTAACTACTTGAATTACACTTCCAGTTTCTACTAACCCTTGTAATGCCATTAGATTTTTAATATAAATGGGTCTGATGCTTCAAAATTAACAGTTACAGTACCACCATCTGGTGTAGCAGGAAACCCAACTCCTTCTGATTGAATAAATAATAATGGACTTGTTGATGAATTAGCTGTTGAAATAAATAATACTACTGCATTAATAACTGAATTAACTGCAACAGATGGTATATCAATATTATCTGCATCTAATCTACCAGATGATACTGCAACATTTGATAAAGAACTACTTGCAATTCTAGCATTTACAGGAATGTCATTTAACATATCATGTCCTGCATTAAATGTATAAAGTGTAGTATTAACAAGTGTAACTCCAATTGTAGCCGTTGCTAAATTAATACTACCAGTTGCAAAGAATTGTCTTGCTGTATCATAAATATGTGCCATGTTTAAATTCTACCTTTGTTATTAAATAGTTTCAAATGTAAGTGTGCCTGAATATAATTGTCTAAAATAGGGTTGCACAAATTTATTAAATGGTTCTTGCACCCCTGTAATTCTTACTGAATAGAAGCTATTAGGAAATGTGTCATCTTCTATAAATCTTAAATCAGCTCCTGTTTCAAAAAAACTATTTACAATACTTACATCTGATGATGCAACTAATGTCATTGGAATAGAAAAAGAACGATATCCACTTGCAGGTGTAATATAGGTAAATAAAGAACCACCTTTTGTTCTTATATCTTTCTTATCTAATATTTTATTGAATGTATAACCATATCCAGCAACTTCATCTAATGTTATATATCCAGAATTCGGTATGCCGATTAACATTGCCATTATCTTGCCTTCCTAAAGTTTAAAGTTGTTGTGCTTCCACTTTGACCTAAATTATTTAAAGCTGGAAGTATTTTCTGTTGTGTTAAATCTACCCAAAATGACATTGGTTTATCTGTAAGTGCTTTATCTATACTTGCATTTGGTAATATATTTACAACTCCTATAGATTGCATACCACCCAACATTTCATTTGGTACAATTGTACCTGCACTATCTGGAACAAATAACTCAGGTCCTCTCTCTCCAACTAATGATGGTTGATTAAGTGGTGGTCTACCACCATCTGCAAATGGACTTATTTTTTTAAGTCCTTTTGCTACACTTCCAATACCCTTTGTAAATCCACTAATTATTCCACCTAAACCTCCACCGATACCCATTCCGAATCCACCCATACCTGCTGGACCCATGCCTACGGCGGCCATAGCTATTCTTAAAGCAATTAATCGGGCAATCATTATTGCAACTTGTTGCACAATCATTCTTGCTAATCCTTTAAATATGCTTTTTAAACTATCCATAAAATTTTCGCCATCTAAAACTGCATTTGCCATTGCTAATCCAACATCATCAATAGCTGTAATAACATTATCTGCAACAGTTTCACCAAATTTTTTAGCTTGGTCTAATGTGCCACCTTCTTTAGGAAATGCTTCATCAAATGCTTCCTTAAATCCTAATCTTAATCCTTCTTCTGCTTGTTTTGCATTAGCTCCAAATTCTGAAAGTGCTTGGCTTGCACCTTTTGTTTTTTCTGCGGCGGCTTCCATGCTTGGTGAGATACCAGCAATATCTGCTCCTAAAATACTTGTTGGTGGTTCAAAATCTTCAATAACTCCAAGTAATTCTTGTACTTTCTTTTTTCTATTTTCTAATTCTTCTTCACTCGGAATATCTTCATTAAAAAGTTTAATAAAGAAATTTCTTAATTTATCTCCAACATTAGTAAGACCTCTTATTTTATTTCTTAAATCTTGAAAGAAATCTATAATTGCTCTTATTGGGCTAAATAAAATTGTAAAAGCAATGCCTAATAAATCTATGGATGTTTTTAAAAATCCAAGTAGAGGTAATAAAGAGATTCTTACAAAATCAAATAATACTGTAAATATTGGTATTAATACTTTACCAATTGTTCTTCCTAAACCTATAAATACACTTTTTAATCTTAATAAAGCATCTTGAAAATCTTCGGCTTGTTTGGCTTCTACTTCATTAAAAGTTATACCAAGTTGTTCTGCTTCTTGCATTAAATCTTTGATGCCCTCTTTACCAGTTATTAATATTGGTACTAAATCACCACCACTTCTACCAAATAATTCCATTGCAAGTGCTGTTCTTTCAATTGGGTTTTCCATATCTTTAAAAGCATCTGCGGCATCAAGTAATAATTCTTCAGCATTTTTTAATTCGCCATTATGTTTTCTTACTGCAATACCAGCTTGTGAAAAAGAACGAACTGATGTCATCAATCCATTATTAGCATCATTTACTCTTCTTGATAATATTCTTAAAGATGTGGCGACAGTAGACATACCTGCTCCACCAATTTCTGCGGCGAAAGTTAATTGTGATAATGTTTGTGCAGTTGTACCAATTCTTGTTGCAGTTTTTGCAAAATCATCACCTGCACTTGCGGCGGAGAAAGCTAATTTTGTAAAGGCAGCACCTAAGGCGGCGACTGCTAAAGCTGTACCATTTAATAATTTACCGAATGAACCTAATGAGCCACGAAGTTTATCTAAACCCTGACTTGCTTGGTCTTTAAGACTAACGGCTAAAGATATTTTATTGTCTGCCAAGTTATTTCCTCTTTTGATGCCTATATTGTATTTTTTTGACTAAATAATTTACTTCATTAGTCGTTAATTCTAGGCAATCACTTTTACTCCAACCATATTCTATTCCAAACAAATCATATATATCTAAATATCGTTTGTTTATTAACTCGGTATCGCCAAAAAATAATTCATTACTTCCGTAAATGCAGACATCTCTGCAATAGTTGTATTTTCTGCAACCCAATTATCTGCAATTTCATTATCTTGTTGTATTGCACATTGCACAATAATAACAATATCAGAAAATGCTATATCATTTCCTATTTGTGATAAACCTTTGCCCAGTTTATCTTCTATCGCAAGAATGGATTTAGTTTTGGCAGGTTTGATATCGAATTCCGTACCACCTAATGTGAAAGTCATGCTTTTCTCCTAATAACTAGCTTGTGTATTTTGTAATGTAAATCTTACAGAATAGCTAGAACTTGTATCATATTCTCCATTTCCATCATATGATGCTGTGATTCTTCCTGCACCACCAATTGGGAATGAAAATGCCGTATAATTTGTTTGTGGCATATCAATAGTTAGTTGGTTATTTTTACTACCACCAATATCACCACCTGTTAATGTAAATAAAAATCTTTGTCTTGTTTGTGCTTTAAAAATATCTGATTGTGTTTCATTACTGAAATCTTGGTCACCTGCAACTGTTACTGTTCTAAAGCCACTTCTTTTAAGTTTAGCTTCAGTCTTTTCACCATTAAGAGTTGGAACCCCTTCTATTGGGTTTGTTAATGTAATTGTTGCAGATTCAAATTCACCATTTGCACTACCACCAACTTGTAAAGAAACTGTATCCCAAGTAAATGGGTCTGCATCTATATAACTTGGTGTTTGTTTTGCAATTCCACTTGCTGTTCTAGCATGAATTGTTGCAGTACATTCTGCGATTGCACCTGCTGTTAAATTAATTTGCAATGTATGTATTTGTGCATCTGTATATCTAAAAGCATCGCCAACACTTTTATATACTTCTATTGTATATGGTGGCAATGCTACTGTTTCATCAAAATCTACTTGTCTTGGTAAAAATTCATGGATTGCGGCAGAAGTAGAAAAGGTAGTTGATGATTGTCCACATACACCTTTTAAAAAATGTCCTAAATAAATTGGATGTGGTTCAAATATAATATCCCCAGTAATATTTTTAATGCCAGTAATTGTATCTGGATTATCAAATAAACCTTTTAAATTCTCAGATTGTAATGGTTCTATATTTTCTGTTAATGATTCGCTTTTAAATGGCACATATACTCTATTAGTTGTTGCTGTTCCAGCACTGCTTTGTAAACTTAGTGATATATAGCCACCAATTCCGTAGCCCATGTTAATTTACCTCTCTTGGCTTTTCGCCTGTTTTAATTTTACCTTTTTTAACTTCGATTGCAATATTGCTTTCTATAAGTGATTTTGCTAATTCTTTTGGCAATTCTATTGTTTTGTTTAATTGAGATTTTCCAAAACCAATAATTGATATATCGCCAACTATAAATTTAATTTTCATTATTCTCTAACCTCGCATTGTAATCTTAATGATACTCCTTTAAAGAAACCTAAACCAGATGTATTTTTTTGGTTGTCATAATTGCCACCAAGAAATCTGGTTACTAAAACAGTATCGGATATTGTTCTGTTTTCTTTCATAACTTCTTTTACTTTTCCTAATAAAACATCACGATTACTTGCTCCATCTAAATTTTCCAAACTAAAATCATAAATCCATAATTCAATAGTTAAAAATGTTCTAAATGGTTTTGTACCACCGATTAATTCATCTTCACTTGGTGTTTCATAACTATCTAAATAAATACCAACATATGGGCAAGAATCTGTTCTTATGGCTTCTGGTGGTTCAATCTCAACGAGTAAATCTTGTGTTCTAGCATCATTATTTAAAAGTGTTTTTATTGCCTGTTCTATGCCAAGATAATCAATTATAGCCATAAATTAATAATATACTTATTTACGAGTTAATTCCACCAGATATTGTTGCATTTCTTGTTTTGCAAGTTTTAATGCTTTATCTGGTTTTGGTAGCATTTTTCTTTGTGGTATATTGCCATCACCAAATTCGTGAAATTCAGAATAAAATACTGGAGAACCAACAACAACAGTATCATTGCCTTTTAATTCATACATAAAACTTGCTCTTAAATTTCCAGTATCTACAAGAATTCTGCTACTGCCTTTTCTTGCAATTGCATTTTCTGATAATGGTTCCCAACCTTCGCCATCATTTGATTCTGTTTGAAAGTTTTTATTTACAAGATTTAATAATTTTATGCCAATTCTTTTAAGTGGAACTTGCGGATTTTTAATACCTCTTTGCACAACATTTAATTTATTTTGTATTTGTTGTCCACCAGAACTTGTTAATTTTAAAGACATTTAATAAAAAGGATTCCATTCTTCATCTTTTACTGCATCATATTCATCATTTAATCTATCAGAATCTATTTGTTGTAATGTTTCATCAAGCATTGTAAATGTTGGGTCATATTGCATAGTATTACTAAATATTGTATCGCCAGAATTATAAACCAATAATTCACCAGATGATGTAACTAATCCTAAAGTACCTTCATTTAATTTATTTAATGTATCAATAATATATTTTTTTCTTTCTGCAACCCAAGCATTTTGGCTCCCCACCTCTTGAGTGAAAAATCTCTCCAGAATTTTAACTAAAGAATATTCGGTTGAAAGAGTTGTTATCATAGGTGGGGATGCTGAAAATGGTAATGTGTAATTATTAGCAAGATAACCATTAATTTCGTTTTCTGCTTGGTCAATATAAAATGCAATACTTGCACTATTAACTGATGATAAACTCCCAACTCTGGGATATAAATCTTGAACATTTGCAACTGTTGTATAGCTAGGCATAAAGATATAATAACATAGAGATTTTAATAATTGAATATAATCAATCATTTTATTCATTATCTCTCTTATATGGGTCATTTACAGGGTTCTGGTGGGTTATTATCTTCTTTTGATTATCTTGATTGGGGGATTAAAACTCCAACCATATTGATAATCTTTTTCAATTAATTTTTCATAGTCATCAGCTCGATTATATGAAGATATTAATTGATGAGTTGTTACTTTATGTTGTCTGTATCCATCATATAGCATTTTATAATAATATTGACTGGGTGTTTCTAATCTGGTTTTATTTCTTGGTGTCATAATATAAAACATCATCTTACCTTTTTTGGTTTTTATATATTGCTTTTCATAAAATGTTGGAAAACCCTCAAGAATATCTAATGATTTTTCGCAGTCTTTAGATATATCCCAAATTGTACCAATAACCTTATCTTTTTTGTTTCCTGTAAAATCAATATCTGCAACTCTTCTAAATTGTAATAGAAATTTGTAAAGAGTATAATTACCCAAATATTTAGCTTTTGGGCATCTCATTGCCATTGATTCTTGATTGGTATTCATACCATAGGCGAAATATAGCATATTAATTATATCTCCCGGATTCAATAAGAAAGCCATTCTCTATCAATGAATTGATAAAAGAATCTGCATCATCTGTATCAATAATAGTTTTATCCCATAAGTATATTCTTTCTGCTACTGATTTCATATAATTTTGTGGAATATCGTGATGATTGAATATATCTTCCATCATCTTTTCTACTGCCATATCTGGGGTTTTAGAAATAATATAGCTTTTTCCCCATTTGTAAATTGTAATTTCTTTCATTATATTGTCACCTCATTTTCTGGATTTAGTTCTGCTCTTCTGTTTAGAAAGTATCTGTATGAATCATTTGATAATCTTCTTTTGAAAAGTTGGTCAAATGAATTTTCTGCTTTCATGGCAGGAGATATTGCTTTGTTTGCTTTTGCTTTTTTGATGGCTAATTCAATCATTGTTTCTAGAAGTTCAATCCATTTTTGAATTTTTAGAAAATCTTGTGATGAGGAATGTTGTCTGAATTCGATTGTCCCGTTGCTCATGAAGTTTGTTAAGTTGATTGCTGTATATCTTGTTCCGTGTACCTCTGTGTGGATTTCTCTAATTGTTTGGCATCTGTTTAATGCTTTTGAATATCTTTTTAGTGGTGATGTTCTTGCATTTCTTAGTCTTAATTTGTAATCATTTCTTTTAGCCCAATTTGATTTTCTTCTGCTCATTGGAAGAATTGAATTTATATCATCTTGAAATTTTGTATATGTGATTAAAAGATTTTTGATTGCTTTTAGTTTTTGGTCTGGAGTAAGATTTGCATCATCCATTGCTTTATCGATTCCGAAGTGGATGTGAAGTCCGGTTGATTTATTAACCTTTGTAATTTCATTTGAGTTGAACCAATCTGTAATCTTTTTTAAGTCATCAAGATTTTCTAGGATTGGTGATACCAATTCAAAGTCATTTCTGTAATCAGTTTCAGTATTGATTGAAGAATCGTAAACCATTTTCCAGTGATTTCTTGTTGAGTGGTTGTAATTTTCTGATTGAATTAAAACCTCTGTTTCATTAGTCATTTTGTTGGCTAATGTTGCTCTATCAATTTTTGATATGCCTTCTATTTCTATTCCTTTTGTTATTTTCATCTTGTTTCTCCTTTCTTGATTGTTTATCATCATGAGTATAGTATGAAGGATTATATATAAATGTCAATAAGATATACACAAATTGTTTTACCCTTTGTTTATAAGGGTTCTCGGGTCGATTTTTTTAATTATATGAATATTCCAGTATAGGGTTCTTTTTTTTCTTCAATTATATTTTTTAGATATTTCATAAAATCTTCCGAAGTTTCGAATCTGCATACAGTATCTTGGACATCTGGTTGTATTTGATGTTGTCCAATATTGATATTAAATCTATATTCTAAACCTTTTCCAAGTTGCATTAATGCTTCAGAATAAAACAATAATGCTTCTGCATTATAATTACTAGGTTTTTCTAAAAAAGAATCTTTATATATTTCTATTGCTTTTTCCAAACATTCTATTGCTTTTGGTGTTAATTGATTTTGATTCTGTTCTTTTTCATATCTTGCAATATGGCAATAATCTCTCAGCATCAAGAATCTTGTTAAAAGTCTATTTGGATGTAATTCAAATTCTTTAAACATTAAATTTATATTTCTTGCGAATCTTCCCCTTCTTCTATTCTCGGAAAAATATCCATCATGTGCTATATTCACATCTCCAAGTAATGTACTGATTCCAACTCCATCATTCATTTGTCCTTCAACTTCTGGATGTTCATGCACAAAGCCATAAAATACTATTGAGCGATTATTTCTAAACAACCTAATTGGTGTATCTATTTTGGTATCTCCAGCATCAACTGCAAAATGATGTTGTTTGATGGAATATCCTGCAAATATATTTGGTCGTAAATATTTATAGATATGATTTGTATCTAACAATTCTTCATCAGCATCTAACCATAAAACCCAGTCAGATTTAGCATATTTGATTGATTCATTTCTTGCTTTATCAAAGCCAATTTCTAATGGTGATTCACCATTTATTATTTTTGCATTATATTGTTTAGCTATTTCTAATGTAGAATCTGTTGAACCTGTATCATTTATTATTAATTCATCTGCAATTGGTCTTATAGATTTTAAACATCTATGCAACATATTTTCTTCATTCTTAACTATCATACAAACAGAAACAGTTTCTCTTGGATTCTGTATCACTAATTTTCTTTTTATATCTACTGGATATACTGGTTTGTTATCATGAATATAAGTTATAACCCACCAACCTAATTGTTGTTGTTTATCCATATTTATTCCACCTGAAACCATTTTAATTTGCAGGTCTTTTTTATCTTTAAACATTTCTGCTAAATCATATCTTTCATAATTCCATAGATGTGCATATCTTTTATCTTCCCATAATCCAAATGGCACAGTTATAACAACAATTGTATCTTTCTTAAATACTTTATCGAATTGCTTTATAAATTCATCTGGGTTTGGTTGATGTTCTAATATTTCGCCAAAAAATGCCATATCATAATGCCCATTTAAACAATCAACATCATGCCCTATTATCTGATTGACTTCACCCCTTTTAAGATATTTTTCAATCATCTTTTCCCCTAATTCTGTTTCAGCATCTGATATATTTACAGAATCTATTTCAGCATCAAATAAATTAGCTAATTGTATTGATTCATTACAGATGCCACTTGCAAAATCTAATATTCTGGGCTTATCTTTTTTATTTAGGGTTTTAAAATCTTCTAATGCTAGATTTGTTCTTGCATAATTTCTTAATTCTATATTTTGTTCCACTTCTGCATATTCTTGTCCTAATTCGATATATTTGGCTCTATAATCATGTTTTGATTCAATATATGAATAATTTTTTAAAACCTCTGTATACCCATTTAAATCTGCTCTAGCAACCTGTTTTAAAGCCATTATATCTTCTCTTTCTAATAGATGTCTACATAATCTGTTTTTATTCATAGTTTTTTCATGAAAGATTTTCATAAATAGATTTTCCCAATCTTTTGCCATTTCATCCCAACGATATTGCTTTGCTTTTTCAAAACCCTTTTTTTGCATTTCTTTTATTCTTTCTGGGTCATTTAATAAATTTAATGTCTGTTCAACAAAAACATCATTATATTCTGGTTCATTCTTATAATCGCCATAAATTAAAATATTGCCTTCATTACATAAAGTTTCTGGTAATGCACCGATATGTGAAGTAATCATGGGTATTCCACACATCTGTGATTCCATAGCAGTTATACAACTTGTTTCGTGAAATGCAGTTGGGTAAACATATAATGTTGCAGTTTTATATAATTCATATAATTCATTTTTATTTAATGCCCCTAAATGTGCAATCTTACGACCTTGCTGTTGATATTCTGCAATCTTAGCAAAACATGAATTATAAAATTGTTCCATATTAGGATGTGTATTATCATAACCTGCTAAACATAATTCTATTTCTGGGTCTTTCTCCCATAATTTTGGCATTATATGAAATAATAAATTGTCCATTCCTCTTTCTGGTCTATTTGTATAAACAAGTCTTTTTGCTTGTCTTTTAGAATTATCTGGTTGTGGTATTAAGTTAATACCATTTCTAGTTTTATAAAATAAATCATCACAATCTATTTGATAAATATCTTTATATTGTTGTATTTGCCAATCGCTTAAACAAAATATTTTATCAAGATTCCATAATGAGCCATGAAATTCTTTCCTTTGTTGTTTTAAAGCCACATCATGTTGCCATAATATATTTATTTTTGATTGTAATTTAGCTCTAAATACTTCTGGTATTCTTTGCCCAATTAATACATCATGTGGACATGAAGTTGCATATGCTTGAAAATCTTGCATAGGCAGATATTGCACACCTTTATATTTTTTAGTTTCTTTTGTATTACAGAATAATAAGACATGATGTCCTAATTTTGCTAATTCATGTGCCATTGATATTCCAGCAGTTTCACTTCCACCCAATGATTTTTCTTTTAAAGTTTCTGGATTCACTTCCATACCAGCACAAAATATAGTTATATCTAACTTATGTTTTTCCAATTTTTACCTCTCTTTATATCATTTATTGTTTTAGGAGCAACATTATATTCTCTCGCCAAACGAGATTGCACACCCCATGATGTATCTTCTTTTAAAATTCTTTTTATTCTTCTTATAGATTGTAATTTTAATTTTCTTGCAACATTTTTTTCTGATGTCCACCATTGTTTATTTGTTCCATGTTTTTTCATATCTAAAACATTTTCACTTGGTGTTGCCCATTTTAGATTTGTCCAATGATTATTTTGATTATTACCATCTTTATGACAAGCATATTTTTTTTCTTTGGTTCTTCCTCGCACAAATGCTTCTGCAACCAATCTATGTACTTTTGCTTTTATATATTTTTTATTTGGATATAAAGTAACTGACATATAACCATTTTTATCTGGGTTCTGTGCCAATATTCTAAAATGTTGTCCTTTATAAAGTTTTAAGGATTTTACTCTACCTTTATCGGATACTAAATAATCTGGATATTGCGTTGGTCGCCACCTTTCTATGTTACTCATGGTAATCAGTAAAGAGTAGTGCTAATCTCTTAGCTTTCTTCGTTATCTAAACAATTTTAGAATCTCTTTACATCAATAATATAATACATATTTAGTAAAATGACAATTCTTTTTCTGTTTAGCTTTATCAGTTTTATATTTTTTAAGTGATGCTGATACTACATCAGTTACAAAGGGGGTTAACTTAATAACCCCACTTTGATTTTGCATTGGTTTAAGCACAGTCTTTAAGGACATATCCTAAATCTTTTGCAGTGATTTTTTCATCTTGATAATATTGAACTCTCAAGTTTGTAAAGTTTCTGTGGTCTGGGTCATCCCAACTTTCGACTGCCATTGGCGAACCGAATAATGGGTTAGTCCATCTAAAACCATACATAAGTGAAGGGTTTTTACCATCTGTTTCTGGTTGTGCAAAGTGTGCAATAATTGTGTCATCACCCCATACATCTGAGAAACTATCTGCTAGATTTTCTTCGCCTGTATTTATGATTGAATTACCAACATAAACATTTGGTATATCAAATAAAGATGCAAGTAAATCTGCTGTTACAACACCTCTTTGCACATATTTGATTCTATCTAAAATATCTGCATGGCGAACTAAAGCATTATATGCTTCTCTACCGATAATCATTGTATTAGCATCATAACCAGTTTGACTTCTGATTGTATTTTTAGCTAATGCAATATCTCCAAATGGGTCGGATGTTCCTGCTGTGGATGAACTCCATTTTGATGCAACTGTTGAACCAGAACCCATATTAGAAACACTTCTTGTTTGTGAAGCAATTCTATTTTCCATATCTAACATTAAAAGGTTAACAAGATTTCTTGCTCCTTTCTCTTTTAGTTTTAATGGGTCATCTTGGTTAACTAAAGTTTCAAAATCCATTTCATCAACTAAAGCATAGTTAGTTGCATAATATGATTCTGAACTTACATTAAAATGTGTTGTTCTTCCTTTAGTCTTTGGTGCTCTTTCAGTAGAACTTGGAATTCTAAAGAAATCGCCTTTTTCATATTTGAAATACAAATCGCTTTGTTTATTAACATTAACGATTGGTAAAAAGTTTTGTACTATTGTCCCTTGAGGTTCGAATCCAACTACTAAATTGGATAACGGTCTATCAATATGGACATCTCTTGCTGTTATTGGCATATTAAATCTCCTTTAATTTTTATTATCCTCTAAAACCATTATGTTGAATTAACAATTGGAAGTTACTACCAGATGCACAACCTGTGATTGCTTTACCTAGCATATATTGTCCAGAAGCAACAGCAGTTGCAGTACCACTTGCAGTAACAGTTATGAAACTACCAGCAGTAATTGTAGCACCTGCAAAGCATCTTGTTAATCCAGCAACAACGACAGTAGCATTTTCGCCAGATTTTGGTTTGTTATCTAGAACTCCTAATACACCTGTTCCTGCGGCAACTCTTAGTTTAACTCCGTTTGCATCATGAACATTTAAAATTTTATATTGGGCATCTGATAAATCTTCTCTAGCGACCATTGATATATATGTTTTTTGTGACATTGTTTCCTATCTCCTGTTTTTATTGTTGATTATAATAATCTGTTTTTAATTGTTCATCTTCTTTAAGAACTAATTCCATTGCTTCTGAAGGGCTTTTAGCTTTACCTTTCTGTTGATAAAGTTCCATTCTTCTTGCGACTTCATCACCAGCATTTGTGTAAGGTTGTCTATCAACGATATACTCGCCATCTACACTTACTTCTGCAAAGTTAATTAATTCTGGTAGAGATGATACTATTTTTTCTACTAAATCGATTTGTGAAAGTTCAACCTTATTTTCTTCTTTAGTATAAGAGTAGACTTTTTCTTCGGTAGCAGAACTTAATAATGCTGTTATTTCATTTTCAAAAGAAGGTAAGATTCTTCCTGCTTCTTTCTGTGATGAAACAAATTTAGAAATTCTTGCATCTTTTTGTTTGCTTTTCATTTCTTCTAATTCAGCATTGGCTTTTTGGCATTGTTCTTCAAGTGCTTTATTGCGACTTTGAAGCTCTTGATATTCTTTTGTGATATCAGTTTCCATAAGCTCACTCTCCTTTCCAGTATAGTGTTTTTTTACTTCGCCAGTTCCAGTATCTTTACTATATAAACCTTCAATTGCTTCAAGGTTAGTAACTGCAGGGATTTCTGAACCAAGTAAGGCAACGGCTTTCAGTACTCTATCAAGTACAGAACCATTGTTTTTGTAATTCCAATAAATTTCGGAACTTACTCTTTTATAATTTCCTCTTTTCATAGCTTCATAAACTTTTTTAGGTAGCTCTTTGAAGTCTGCTAAGAGTTTATTTCCATTCATATAAATTTTATCAACATATCCTAATGCAGGTTCTCCATCTTTCATTTCTGGTTGTTCTTCATTATGTCCTAATTTTAAAGGTGGTTCAAAACCAGTTTTATCAAAATTAGTAATCATGCCTTCTAAATCTTTTTTAGTGTATTTATCACCATTCCAAACACCAGTAGAAAAAATTTCTACACCATTTATGTTAAATGTTTGTTCTAATTCATGATTTTTAACATCATTGCAAGTATCATCACAAACTTCTAGTTCTTCTTCACAATCGCAATCTTCGCCTTGTGAATTTTTCTTTTCCTTTTCCTCATCTTCCATTTTCTCTTCTTTATCTTCTTCTTCCATTTTCTCTTCTTTGTCTTTATCTTGCATTTCTTTTTCTTTTTCTTTGTCTTCCATTTCTTTTTCTTTTTCTTTGTCCATCATGTCTTTATCATCTTCATCTTTATTATCTTTTTCCATTTCTTCTTTTGCTTTTAAATATTCATCATGAGATGCACCCGGCATATAAAAAATGGTTTCTTTCCCATCAATTAAATGAACATGAGTATGGCTACCTTCTAATCCCATTCTAGGAGCATTTTTCTCTGCTTCTTCTTTAGATGTATATAAATCATCTTTAGCATATTTTTCTTTATGTTCATTATCCTTTTCTTCGTGGTCTGGATAATGTTCCATTTCTTTTTCTTTATTGTTTCCGTGTTGTCCCGGCATTTTTACACCTCATTTATTTTACGGCATCTT